TAACCCAGAGAAATACTTTACTGAGGATATTATGAAACAGTTAGATGAATGTGCAGAGAAAGAGTTTAAGTATGGAAACATTACAGAATTACATCAAGATATTTGATTTACCATTAGGTGATACAGTATCTAAAGAACTAATTGAAGAGTTTGAAAAGAACAAAGACCAGCAAGAAGAAATTAAACTTGATGGTCATAGAAGTTTTACTCAAATTACTTTACATAATCACGATAACTGGAAACGGTTTGAGGATTGGTTGAATCATGTATTCAAAGAAGCAATTAGTTTCTATGTCGATAAAACTGGTATTACTGGAAAACAATTTCCACAACAATATGCATTTGAAGCATTTAGAATGAAACGATATATGCCAAATGATATTGATGAATTTAATGACCATGTTGATGTTGGTAATCATGAAAGTGCAAAACGATTTCTTGCATTTTTCTTTTATCTAAATGATACAGATGATGAAAGTGGTTGTACAGAGTTTCCACATTTCAATCTAAAGGTTGTTCCCAAAACAAATAGAATGTTGGTATTCCCACCAATGTGGACATATCTTCATGCTGGTAGAAAAGTTACTGGTAATACACCAAAATATACTATGGGAAGTTATCTGCACTATGTCTGATATTAGTGATAAGTACACCTTTGTTGAAAACAAAGAAAAGTCTTGGCAAGCAGTCGGACTAACAAAAGATGCTGGTAAATATCAAGGTGTTGTTTATAAATATGGTAAAGTTAGTTTTGGAGAAAAGGAAGATGAAAATGGTAATCTTCCTTTACACTTTGAATGGCAAGTTTTAGATTCAAATGGACTACCAAAAGAAATGATGGGTGAAGATTTTTTTAACTTGATTGGCGATATACTTTATGATATACTAGACCAACAATTAAAAGATGGAAGTTTACAATATGTTAACACAGACAATTGAGAGAACAACTCTCGCACATTTAATACACAATGAGGATTACTGTAGAAAAGTAATTCCTTTCATCAAACCGTTATACTTTTCAAATCGTGATGAGAGAATTGTGTTTGAAGAAATTGAAAAGTTTCTAGAAAAGTATAATGCATTGCCTACACAAGAAACACTTACTATTGGTGTTGATAGTCGTAAGGATTTAACTGAAGAAGAATATAAAAAGATTGTGGAACTTATTAGTTCACTTGAAAAGACAGAAGTGGATTTACAATGGTTGCATGATGAAACAGAAAAGTTCTGTAAGGACAAAGCGATATACAATGCTGTCCTTGATGGAATAAAAATTATTGATGGTAAAGATAAGAATAGAACACCAGAAGCAATTCCATCTATTCTATCAGATGCACTTGCAGTATCGTTTGATTTAACAGTAGGACATGACTATGTTGATGATGGACTAAATAGATACGAGTTTTATCATAAGAAAGAAGATAAAATCAAGTTTGACCTTGATTACTTCAACAAGATTACAAAGGGTGGATTACCCCAAAAGACACTTAACATTGCACTTGCTGGAACTGGTGTGGGTAAGAGTTTGTTTATGTGTCATGTTGCATCATCATGTTTGATGCAAGGTAAAAGTGTATTATACATTACACTAGAGATGGCAGAAGAACGTATTGCAGAAAGAATAGATGCCAATCTCATGAATATAACAATAGATGATTTACATACACTTCCAAAGAAGATGTTTGAAAATTATCTTAACAAGATACAGAAAAAGACAAATGGTAAGTTAATTATTAAAGAATACCCAACTGCATCTGCTCATGTTGGTAACTTTAGGTCATTGATAAAAGAACTCGCATTGAAGAGAAGTTTTAGACCAGATATTATTTTTGTTGACTATTTGAATATTTGTGCATCATCACGATTTAGAGGAAATGCAAATGTGGGTTCATACTTTTATATCAAAGCAATTGCAGAGGAACTTAGAGGACTTGCAGTTGAAACTAATGTACCTATTGTATCAGCGACACAAACAACTAGAAGTGGATTTGTGTCAAGCGACATTGGTCTGGAAGATACGTCAGAAAGTTTTGGTTTACCTGCTACTGCTGACCTCATGTTTGCGCTCATTTCTACAGAGGAACTTGAAGACCTCAATCAAATCTGCGTGAAACAATTGAAGAATCGTTATAATGACCCTACAATGAACAAAAGATTTATACTAGGTATTGATAGGGCAAAGATGCGATTATATGATGTAGAACAAGTTGCACAAAAAGACTTAGTTGATAGTGGACAAGAGGAAGATGAAGTTGTATTCGATAACACACCATTTGCTGGAAAAGGCAAAAGATATGAGAAATTCTCTGACCTCAAGGTTTAGGAAAAACCATAAGGTGAAGTATTATCATGATATAAATATCGAAACTAAAAAATGGGAAGTAATCGAACTTCCATCTCGTTCTGTTATAAATGCATTTGATTTTGAAGAAGATGCTGAAAATGTAAGTGTTGCATTGAATCAAAACAAACCCTTTGGTGAACACGGATTTCCAAAATTCCTAACATATAAATAATACATATGTATATGGAGTAATTGGAAATGGAAAATTTTCTAAGTTATATATCTGAAGCAACTCTCTCAATACCAGAATTAGAAAAGAGAAGTGGTCGGATAGAAACACTTGCAGACTTTATCAATAATCAGAAACCGATAGAAACAGAAGTTGGTGAGAGGATTATATCTTGGATTAATCCTCAATATAAAGTTGCATTTGAAAATGGAGATTTAAAATCTGCGTTTCCAAGAGGTACTGCTGTTTTTAACACAGATAAAAACGAAAAACTTAGAATAAATCAAATCATAAAATCAGATGCTTTTGGCGGCGGTGGTAGTGGTTCTGGTGGTGGTTCATCTGGAACAAAAGATGCCGAATCTGCACAATGTGTTTACTTACAAGCAATCTGGGATAATCCAAATACAAAATTTACTAAAGATGAACTTGCAGTTGCATATGACAAAGTATATGTTAATGCAACTAAAGATGGTATTCTGAATCTATCAGATGATTGGGTAACATCTTCTATTACTAGTGCAAAAATATTGTATAAAGCATTAAATAAGAAAAGATATACATTTCACAGAGGTTCAGATTGGGTTAAAACCTTAGAGAAGTTGTTTAATAATTCTGGACAAGATTATTTTAGTGATATTAATAAATGGACACCAGCAGATATTTGGTTGATTAATAATAGTGAACTTGGAAAATATGATTTAGAAAGTGGAGTTGGTTTACCTTATTTAAATAATGTTTTAAGACAAGCATATGCTAATCGTGATATTATTGGTGTATCATTAAAGAAAACAACTCGAGCAAGATTAAATCAAGTTAACTACAGAAAACCATTTAAAGAACCAACATTTACAAAGGTAAACTTTGGTAAAAGAGATTTCTTCAAAGCAAAAGATGGTTATATTATGTTTAAAGAGGGTGAGATGCAGTTTAGAACTTTCCCAGCATTTCAAGGTGAGATTATTGGAAAGACTGCAAAACATGGAAAATTAAGTGGAGATAGTGGTGCTACTGGGCCAATAGGAAGAGTTATGAAATCTGTGGGTGCAGAATCCATTCCACCTAGAAAAGAAATTACAACATTAATTAAAAGTAAAAATGATGATTTTATGAAAATGTTCTATAATGAATATTCTCAAGCAATATCTAAACCAGTTCCTATGAAAGATTTTGTTAAGAACTTATCTGGAAAGGATAGTAATTGGTTAGAGTCAAAATACTTAGTAACATTTATGTTTAACAGACTTAAAGGTAGAGAACAATTGTTTTTATCACAAGCATTCAAATATGCAAAATCTCAGTCTAAAGATTCTTGCGTTCATTTAAAGGTATCATAATGTTTAGTATGTTATTAGAACAAGCAGGGAAGAACCTACACCTAGAACATATTGAAGATGAGATACTTAACTTCGGTGTGCCTGGGGGTAGAGGTGCAATTAATTTTGTACGTTCACTTAGAGATATGCTTGCTGGAAACTCTAGGTCTGAAGTCAATATGACTGTAAAATGGGACGGAGCTCCTGCAATCTTTGCTGGACAAGACCCAAGTGATGGTAAGTTTTTCGTTGCAAAGAAATCAGTTTTCAACGTCAATCCAAAATTATATAAATCAAACGCAGAGATAGATAATGATTTATCTGGTGATTTAAATGCAAAGTTCAAAGTTGCACTTGCAGAGTTTTCTAAGTTAAATATTAAAGGAGTTCTTCAAGGTGATTTAATGTATACTGATTTAGATACTGAAACAATTGATGGTGTCAAGTATTACACTTTTCAACCAAACACAATTGTATATGCAGTTCCAGTTGATAGTGAACTTGGTAAAACTATGAATAAATCAAAGATAGGTGTTGTTTGGCATACAACTTATTCTGGTGATACACTTGAGGGTATGAAGGCATCATTTGGTGCAGATATTAGTAAGTTGTCATCCACTGCGTCAGTTTGGATGGATGATGCAACTTATAAAGATGTATCTGGTCGTGCAACAATGACATCAAAAGAAACTGCTGTGGTTACTTCACATTTATCAAATGCTGGTAAAACATTTCAAAAAATCAACGCACCTTTGTTAAATAAATTTAACAGACTACAAGATTCACTAACTGGTAAGTTAGTAGGTGCGAGTTTTAAAACTTACAATAATACATATGTTAGAAAAGGACAAGCAGTTAAAGACCCAAGAAAACACGCAAACGGATATATTACTCATGTTGAAAATCATTTTAACAAAGAGATAGATAAACTAAAAACACAGAAATCAAAAGATGTTCTCACAACAAAGAAGAACGAATATATTAGAGAATTTAAAAAACTTTCACCTAATTTATTACAAGTTACTGCCTTTCAAATGCATTTGGTAAATGCAAAGATGGAAATTGTAAGAAAACTAAATAGTGTTAAAGGTTTAACAAGTACCTTTATAAAAACTAGTAATGGATTTAAAGTGGTTAATCCAGAGGGTTATGTCGCTATTGATAGAACATCTGGTAATGCAGTTAAACTTGTTGATAGAATGGAGTTTAGTTTTAATAACTTTACTGCAATTAAGGCATGGGATAAATGAAAACATTAACTGAATTATATACAGAAGTAAATTCTGTAGACGAAAAACAAACCCCATCACAAGCGATGCAAACTCGCCGTAAAATGGCAAGAAGAATGAAACTTCTTGCAAAACGTACTTCCACAAAAATGAAAAAGAAACGTATGAAAACTCGTAGAAGAGATGCTGATGCGTTACAAAAGATTGCACAAAGACAAGCAAAAATGGCAGTCATTAAAAGGTCTATGGGTAATGTAGATTATAAAGAGTTACCTATTCAAAAAAGAATTCAAATAGACCAGAAGATTGTTGCAAAGAAAAGAAAAGTTATTGATAAAATTGCAAAGAAACTTCTTAGAGGATTAAAAGCAGGGGAAAGTAAAAGGATTGCAAAAGCAAAGGAGATACAGAAAAATGCGTAGATTGTTAGAAGCAAGAGGCGATACTGCTGTCTTTACTTTTGGTAGATTTAATCCACCCACTATCGGACATGAAAAACTAATTAAAGCACTTGCAAGTCAAGTAGTTGCTGGTTCACCAATGTATGTTTACCCATCTCATTCCCAGAACGCAAAGAAAGACCCACTTCCTCATGCAAAAAAGATTGCATATATGAAGAAGATGTTTCCAAAATACTCTAAGAATATTATTACTAGTCGTGCAAGAAATGTATTTGAAATTGCAGTCGAACTTTTCGATAAAGGACACAAAGCGATTATCATGGTCGTTGGTTCTGATAGAGTTGCAGAGTTTGATAAACTTTTAAACACTTATAATGGTGAACAAGCAAGACATGGTTTCTATGGTTTTGATGATATCAAAGTGATTTCTGCTGGTGAGAGAGACCCAGATGCAGAGGGTGTTACTGGTATGTCTGCATCAAAGATGAGAGCTGCAGCTGCAGAAAATGACTACACATCTTTTCAAAAAGGTCTTCCAAAAGGTTTTAGAGAGGGTGAAAAGTTATTTGCTGATGTTCGTAAGTTTATGGGTTTAAAAGAAGAAAACTGGACATTTGAAGAAATTATTAGAGATGCATATATTCGTGGTGAAGTTTTTAATATTGGAGAAGAAGTTACCACATACGAAAACGTAAAAGGTAAAATTGTTCGTAAAGGTACAAACTATGTCGTTCTGGAAACAAATGATGGTTTTACTAAATCTTGGATTTCTGATTTAATAGAAGCAAAAAAGATTACTAAAACAAAACAAGAAAAAGATATTGAAGACATGAAAGGTACTCAACCAGCAAAGTATTATGCAAAAGATACAGAGGGTGATGAAATGTCACTTGCAACTAAGAAAGCTCGTGCAAGACATTTCGCAAAGGGTGATTCAAGAAAACCAGCGCCTGGAGATA